CCCCCTTTCGGAGGCTCTCATGATAGGCGCTAGATCGTAGATCTAGTCTCGGTTTAATCCGATCCTATCTCACCTTGACTACTTGTAGTTTTAGGTGATAGAGTGAGTGCTTTCGTTTAGTGGCGATCTTATATTGCCTAGCTTCTATTGTGGAGAATTGAGATGTCCATTGTTCGTGAGAACCGGTCCATCACGCGAGTCTATGCATACCGTGATAATTACAACGAGACTCTTCTCGGTGCAACTAAAACGGTCAATGCAGATACAAGGACTGTATTGCTCAACACGAGCTTACAGAACTATGTCCGCAAGGACATGACAAAACGTGATTGGAGACGCTTGATTGCAGAGCACAAAAACGCGACGACTTACCTCGAAGGAGTTAAGTATTCGTGTGATGTGGGCTGGGGTCAAGCTTACCTGAGAGTTCGGAAAAAAGCCTTAGTCTCAGGAAAGGTTCAAATTAACACGTACATCAATTCCGGTATGATCGTTGGGTGTGATAACCCAGGAACACCAGCCGGTATCTCCTATACAGAAGCTGACAATATGGCCAAGACTCGATTTGTCCAGCGGGCCCGCGCAGCGCAAACAGACTTTCAAGGTCTGACGCACCTAGCGGAGTCCCGTGAAGCAATTCGCATGCTACGCAACTCTACGCAATCCATGGCCGATCAGACGCGACGGTACCTAGACGATGTCAAGCGACTCGCTCTAGGATATAAAAGACCGAAGCGTGGGAAGAAGCGAAAGCTTCCTCCTGATCCCAAGAGGGATATTGAAAGGTCGGGGATTGCTGACCGTTATCTCGGATATGTCTATGGCGTTAGCCCACTTGTTGGGACCGTCAAAGACGCTGCCGAGGCCCTAGCCGAGAGGTCCCTTGATAGGATCTCTGGGCATAAGTACATTATGGCTTCTGGGAACTCGCGAATAACGAGTTCTTATAAGAAGGGTACTGTACTCATAGCAAATGCATTTCTGTATCATCCTGTCTGGACTGATGCAGATGTTGCAACTGTTGTGTATAGGGGAATGGTCAAAGCGAGTCAGGATACCATTCAGGAAGTGAATCGGAACCTAGGTCTTGACCTAAGTTCTTTTGCACCTACTGTTTGGGAAGTTATTCCTTACTCGTTCGTAGCTGACTATTTCACTAATATTAGTGATATGGTCGATGCAGCTTCATTTCCTCGTGCTACACTAGACTGGGTCGCAAAAACCATTATTCTCGAAAAAGAGCGAAAGCTCGAAGTTGAGATGACATGGCAATACAATCCAGATCCTAATGTAAACTCGGAAGTAACTAAGTCTTGGTCCAAACCATCGTGCGTTTGGCGCAACAGTTCGGTAAATCGCTCTAACTACGGAGGTTCGTTAGTCCCTGACTTTCGGATTTCTCTAGACGAGCTATCTTTCAAGAAAGGTCTTAACTTGACTGCTCTTGCTAGACAGAACCGTGGTGTCTTACGCTTGTTAAACCATCTCTTTGTGAGTAAATAACTCATGGCAGTGACGATTCCTACCTCCATCACTGGAGGCGCGCAGACGGGCCTTACCACCCCCGGTTACACAACCGTGGTTGGTAGCTATCCGGGTACGAACGGCAAACTTAACTACGTAACGGCTCTCACCGGTACGCAGGCAGGTGTGCGTGTTCATTCGGTTAGCGACCCGTTTACCATTTCTGCTTTTCAGCCCCTGAGCCCTAAGGGTTTGGGTGCTATGAACAGCAATGGTATCTACACCAACGTTCCTGTGAACGTTTACGGTGGTTCGGTCCGTAAGGGCCTTATCCCTGCAGCTAATCAGCCGTCCCAGGTTGGTAGCGTGGACATTCGTGTCCGCGTTCCCGCCGGTTCGGATGGTTACGATTCTGCAAACGTTCGTGCCATGATCTCGGCCGCTATCGGGTATCTTAACTCGATTTCGGCTGGGCTTGGTGACACGGCGGTTTCGGGGCAGCTCTAATGCTTCCTCGATCCCCTCGTAGTCTCAAGCTGGCAGTAATGGGACTGGCGCTCATTCTCTCCGCAGTGCTGGGTAAAGATGTCTTTACTCGTGTCACTGAGGTGTTGAATGCCGCGACGGTCTCATTGCTTCCCTGATCATGTCATAGGATTACGGTAGACATCCGGGGCTGTTCCTCTAAATGAGGGCAGCCTCGGTTTATCTACACCTTCCCTAAATGTGGAGTGAGAATGTCTATACAATCCTCAGGTTCATGGTGGTCGCACAACGAGGTGAAGAACCTCGCTGCTCTTTCCACCGCTCTCCTTGATGACCTCGGACCCCTCCTTCCGGTTTCTTCCGGCGAGTGGTCCCCGATAACTCTTCAGGCTCAGCGCGTTAAGCAATTGGCAGAGTCATTACTCAAGAAATATGAGTATTTGACGAATGCTGATGCTGATACTGCTGCTCTTGATAAGTTCCGTGGCGTAAATGAACGCTGTGGTAACTATGAGTTAATACTTGAAACCGAAACGGACCATCTCCTGTTAGGTGAGCTGCGAAGCACACTTTACAAGTTTTGGTATCGCAACGGGTCGACCCCTCTCATCTCGTCTTTCAGCCAGATTTTGGATGAAGCACGTGTTGGGCCGGGATCGTCGCTTGGTGCAAACGGGACCGACTTCTATACGAAGTTGTTCTCGTCCAAGCTGACAAGTACGTCATTAGGACTGTATAAAGCATACAGTAGCTACATATCTTCTTTACCCGACTGGGAAAAAGCGGAAAACCTCCGCGAACTCCTTTACGGTGAAGTCAATGTAGTTGAGGGTAATAAACTTAGCTTCGTTCCGAAGAACGTCGACATTTCACGATGTATTGCCACTGAACCGTCCCTGAATATGTATTTTCAGTTAGGTGTCATGGCAATCTTGGAGCGAAGAATTAATCACTACTTCGGTATTGATTTCTCTCTTCAGCAGCCTAAGAATCGTGATCTTGCCCAGCTCGCCTCTATGTTTGATAATCATTGGGTAACCATTGACTTATCAAGCGCAAGCGACTCTCTTGCTATGAAGATGCTTGAAAAAGTACTTCCATCCGAGTTCCTCGGTTGGCTGGTACCATTCAGGTCTCCTTCAATGCAATTGCCAGATGGGAGCAAGTTGAGCCTAGAGATGATATCTACAATGGGTAACGGTTATACGTTTCCCTTGCAGACTCTTCTCTTTGCCAGTGTCGTTCAAGCCGCTCATCGTGTTGCTGGTTACCCCCTCGATCGCCCTCGCGGTGATCGGTTAGGTAACTTTGCAGTATTTGGAGACGACATAATATGTAGGTCAGAGGTTTCTGACCTAGTATTGCGCCTTCTTCATTTACTGGGCTTCAAGGTGAACGACTCGAAGTCCTTCTTTAAAGGACCGTTCCGCGAATCCTGCGGCGGTGACTTCTTTAAAGGTCACCAAACGAGGGGAGTCTATATTAAACGACTAACCTCTGAGCAGGACGCTTATGTAGCCATTAACGCTCTGAATCGTTGGACAGCCTTGACGGGTATCTACCTGCCAAGAACTGTCCGTCTTCTTGTGAAGTGGGTCCGTAAACATGGGAAACCATTATACGTACCACTCTATGAGAATGACGATGCAGGCCTTAAGGTACCTCGGAGTCTTGTTAATTCGAAGAACCTCCTGAGAGATGCTGATGTACAAGCGGTCAAATACCGTGCGTACTCTGCGTCCCCTCAGTGTTTTAGAATTGACTATGACAAAGAGTTAATCTTAGGGCCAAAGCGGTTTACAAGGAGGCTCCATTTCAACCCTTGCGGGTTGTTTGTTGCTTACTTGGGCGGCTACATATCTGACGGTAAGGTCGGTATCAGGCATGATACCGTCTTCTATCAGACGAAGCTCCGGGTAGTACCTTATTGGGACTACTTAGGGAGTTTGGATGGCATTGCACCATCCGAATCTCTTTTGCCATTGGGAATGGCAATTGAGGCAAATGTCGGCAGATAAGCCGACTGGCTCAGGCTCCTTAAAGGGAGCCTGATTCCTCTATTGAGGAAGTGGGTAGAGAAATCTACCAGGAAGTGGGG